ATATGAAATTTCCAAAGATCAGTGGCTTCTCAAGTGCGGTATATAATATCAATGCGAAATTTGGTATTGGTCAATTGCCCGAACTCACATATTTTCCTAAAATCAAAATTCATGGCAACAATGCCGGTGTGAGAATTAATCCTCGTGGTACTGGTCGCGGACTGGACTCTGATGTGATTGCTCAATCCCGCCGAGAAGACGTGACATCTGGCCACTATGGGTTTGCCGAATGGCTTTCAGTTCGCAAGAAGACCTTTCTTGGGATTGCCAATCGCGTCCGGGATGATGCTGACGAAGACTCTACTGTTATCGTATACGGCGAATGGGGTGGACCGGGTGTTCAGGCAAAGGTCGCAGTTTCGAAAATTCCTCATAATGTATTTTTCATCTTTGGGATTCGAGTCATCACAGAAACCGAGGATTATTTTATCCACAATCCACAGGTACTTGACTCGTATTTATTGAGTCGGCCCTCTGATATCAAGATCATCCCTCACATGACTCCGATCATTATTAACTTTGATGATCCTCAGTCTGTAAGTGCTGCTGCCGAAGCAATGAATGCTGCGGTCGATCAGATTAACATTGCAGACCCGTACATTCAGAGTGAGTTCAATATCACTGGTGCTGGTGAAGGTCTTGTGTTCTATCCGGGGTCGGCCTTCATGTGCGATACCGAGGCTCTTGAGCTATTTGGGTTCAAAGTTACGGGTAATATCCATGCATCAGGAACCAATGGTGCTAAGGAAAAATAATTATGGACAAGAACTACGTCAATCGCACAATCACGGACCACGAATCCCTAGTTCTTAACTTTGGATATCATTGGACCCACTTCATCAATAGGCGGCATGCTGTAATGGCATTGCTGCCTCATGGAGTTGGTCTGGCAGCACTTGCACTCAATGCAGTCATTGCCGGATCATTTGGATTGCTCGTATGGTGGGCGTTCATTCCTACAGTTATCGTGTGGGGTGTCGCAATTCGAACTTGGTGGGCAATCATCACATCTAGCGTGCGAATTGTGACGTCCCGGAGAATCATCTACAAGACGGGTTTCCTTTCCAGATCGACCAATGAAATTAAATTGTCGGCTATCGAGGCTATCACTATCGATCAGGGCATTTTAGGCCGGATGCTCAGAGTGGGCACGCTAAATATCATTGGTCGAGGAGATGGTAATAGACTGCGATTTATTGCGGTCACTCGTCCAATCAGAACTAAACATATTATCGAGAATATTGATTGGCAAGAACCGATCACTAACAATCAAACCGGTTGACATTTCTCATAATATGTGGTAGCATAACTCAGTCTTAAAACAATAATAACAAGGACACGTATATGAGTCTAATGAAAAAGCTTCAGGCTAACACGACGCTGAAGCACACTAATCTTCTATCAGATTCCAAAGTATTCGAAAAAGAATTTATCCAGACCCATGTGCCTATGATTAACGTGGCTCTATCAGGTCGGATTAACGGCGGGTTTAGCAGAGGGCTTACAGTCCTTGCCGGACCATCGAAACACTTCAAGACATCGTTTGCTCTACTGATGGCCGGTGCGTTTCTACGCGAAAAGCCTGACGGTATCCTGATGTTCTTTGACTCAGAGTTCGGTGCCCCCAAGGAATATTTTGAAGCCTTTGGTATCGACCCTGCCCGAGTTCTCCACATTCCCATCACGACAATCGAAGACCTTAAATTCGAACTTGCCAAGCAGGTCGAAAATCTGACTCTCAAGGATGATGTGTTTGTTCTGGTGGACTCGGTTGGTAATCTGGCTTCCAAGAAAGAAGTTGATGATGCACTGGCCGGAAGTGACAAGGCCGATATGACAAGAGCCAAGCAACTGAAGAGTGTGTTCCGAATGGTCACACCTCACCTTACTCTTAAAAACATTCCTATGATGGTTGTCAACCACACCTACTCAGAAATGTCACTACACCCAAGACAGATCGTCTCTGGTGGTACCGGCATTTATTATTCGGCTGACACCATTTGGATTGTCGGACGTAATCAGGATAAGAACACCACGTCCGGAGAGATCGATGGTTACGATTTCATCATCAATGTCGAGAAATCTCGATTTGTTAATGAGAAATCCAAAATCCCAATCTCGGTCAAAAAGAATGGTGGCATCCAGACGTTCTCAGGCCTGTTTGAGATGGCTGTAGAGTTTGGATACATCACATCCCCCAAGAAGGGCTGGTACCTCACTGTAGACCCTCTCACGGGCGAGCCAACAGAAACCAACCGTCGCAAGGCCGATATTGCCACCGATGGCCCATTCTGGCGTAGCCTCATCAAGCACACAAACTTTGCTGCTGATATTCAATCGAAGTTCGAGCTTAGTAATGTGATGCAATCTCTTCCCGGTGAAGATGAAGACGGGGAGGTTACTGATGGAGGAGCATAAGGACTATATGATCCTTCCTGATCCTGATGACGACAAAGGTTGTATCATCGAAGTCAGGGAGGGAATATATGCTGGTGTCCAGTTTCGATATGGACGCATGCAGGTAACAGAATTCGAAGACGACGACTACGCGAAAATATCCATCGAACATACTGTCGTGACCGGAAAAGAATTGATCCTTCAAGAGGAGGATTTCAATTCTCTGGTTGGCCAAATCTTAGACAGTATATTATTCAACCCTCAAAATGTAAAGTACACTGATGACGATGGAAATACAATCACTGGTGATCCGGAACCTGATCAAGAATGACACATACACTAGAACCGTAAGTCCTCATCTAAAACGTGAGTATTTTGATAATGACCATGCGGCACTATTCAAAGTTGTTGGTGATTATACAAGAACCTATAACTGCCTTCCTGATAAAGACGCTATCGTTCTAGAGGTTAATAGTTCCCCACATATTACGGCAGCGATGCTCCCTAGTATCAATGGAATCATCGACACTGTGTTTGATGGAAAGGCCAACAAAACAGATTGGATGATCGACGTTACCGAGAAGTGGTGCCAAGATAGGGCATTGCAATTGGCGATCATCAAATCGGTTGAAGTGATCGACGGCAAAGATAACAATCTGACTAAGGATGCACTGCCGTCGATCCTTCAAGACGCATTGAACGTGTGCTTTGATAAGAATGTCGGGCATGACTATTTTGCTGACGCTGCTGCCAGACACGATTTCTATACCAGACACGATGCTCGAATTCCATTCAATCTTAATATCCTTGATGATATAACAGAAGGGGGTCTACCAGACAAAACACTTAGTGTGCTTATGGCTGGTATCCATGTCGGTAAATCCCTATCGATGTGTTCGATGGCTGCCAATAATCTTTCGGATGGAAAGAACGTTCTATATATTTCTTTGGAGATGTCTGAAGAGGAAATTGGTAAACGAATTGATGCCAATCTCCTAGACATCAATATCAACTCCCTGAAGACTACCTCCAAAGAACGTTTTATGGGAAAGGTCGGGCAGGCTCGATCTAAATCTCAAGGCGAATTGAAGTTTAAGCAGTTTCCTACAGGTTCAGCCCATGTCGGTAACTTTCGGGCACTGCTAAATGATCTATCGATGAAGTCGGACTTTGTTCCTGACGTCATTTACGTAGACTATATCAATCTGATGGCATCATCTCGCCTCAAGGCTTCTTCGGCTTCGGACTCATACCTGTACATCCAGTCCATTGCCCAAGAGCTTAGAGGTCTGGCCATTGAATTTGACTTGCCGGTAGTGACGGCTACTCAGGTTAATCGTACCGGTTATGCAATGTCCGATGTTGACATGACAAACGTGGCAGAGTCATTCGGACTTCCGGCTACTGCTGACTTCATGATCGCTATTACCACAACCGAGGAACTATCCAAGTCAGGTCAGTTCCAATTCAAAATCCTGAAGAACCGTCTCGGTGATACCGGCAACTTTGAAAAGTTTGTGATGGGGGTTGATTATTATAAGATGAGACTGTATGATGTCGATGCTAAAGCTCAGACATTAACAGGAACCGGAAAGTCTTCCAAGCCAGCACCTGACATTCCTGTCATGGACTTGGGTCGCAATGCAGAACTAACAGACAAATTTAAAGGCTTTAAATACGATGAGTAGAAAAATGTTCGATTTATTCCCCCAACAAGAAGTCACCTCAGATGCTATGAAGATCAGGTATCTCTACTTTAAATTCACAGAGTCTGAGAACACAACAGAAGCACTGTTTGCTCCCGAGGTTGAGGTCGAAACTGAATGGTGTAGCGTTGAAATATCTTCAGTGGATGTTAAACTAGAGGATTTTATGTCTGAGGAAGATTGTAGTCAGATCATCTCTGACAGAATAGCCGCCGAAACTATTGAATGGACTCAACCTCACGAAGATGCATATATGAACGAGTGTGAACTGAGGCGGGCAGGTGCTAAGATTGGTATGGCTACTAGACGTGGGATGGGAGAGTATATTCCGGAACACAATCTCGTTGCTTACATTGGTAGGCAGATCGACTCTGAGGTTATCAATTATGATTCTCCCATCATAATTGCAAAGTTTGGTGATAAATATTTCCCGTATTTTACTCCAACATGGACAGATTATATCATTAGGGTTGCTCCAAAGGAATTTAATAATGACAATTAGTGCTGAAGTTATTGCGGACTCTATCTCTCCGGATGGAGTTCGTATCACAACATTTGAACTGGAATATCCCCGGTTCATCCATGCCGAGCTAATGACCCATCGGGCATTCTCTCGAAATGCTGCATCCAGTCGGGCCATTCCTGTTGCTCGTATGATCGAGCTGGTTAAAGAAAATCCGGCAATGCCTAATCATTGGGGAAAGAACCAGCCGGGAATGCAGGCCAAGGAAGAGTGTAATGAGCCAGTTTCATTATATCTCAGATGGGAAATGGAAGAAGATGATCCGGATATGATGCAGACCGCAGAATTTACTGGAACCAGAGAGGAGGCTTGGTTGACCGGTCTTAATTTGGCAGTTGAAGTTGCTGAAGGGTTTGCAACTGGTGGGTATCACAAGCAAATCGTCAACCGATTGCTGGAACCATTCACTCACATTAAGGTTGTGGTAACTGCCACATCATATGATAACTGGTGGTGGCTTCGAAAGCATCCTGATGCACAGCCAGAAATTAATGATCTTGCCGAAGTCATGTGGGAGGTTTATGAAATCAGTAAACCTGTTCTTCTTGATGGTCCTGATGATTGGCATCTTCCTTATTATAAGGATGGCTATCTGAAATTTGAAAACCATGATCATTGGGAACAAGAGAAGGCCGAGGCATTGGCTATCTCTGCATCATGTTGCGCACAGGTATCATACCGGAAGCTGGATACGAGTCCCGAGAAGGCTGCTATGATCTATAAGCGGCTGATCGAGTCTACACCATGCCATGCTAGTCCATTCGAGCATCAGGCGTCTCCCACTACTCTACATGTAACGGATATGAACGCACTGATGCCTATGGGATTTACTCACATAGCACCTGAGAAGCTTCAGGCCAATGACGCCCCTCAAAGATGGGAAATATGGTCAGGTAACTTCCGGGGATGGATTCAACATCGTCAAATGATTCCGGGAAATGTGTGTACTGAGTATACCAATGATTGATCTTGTGGACTGGACTGACACCAACCCATACATTTGGGAACTTGCTGAAGATATGGCAATCGAAGTCAATGGTGGATCATGGGAGGACTATGCCGAACACCAAAAGCGTGGTTGGTATTTGAAGGCCGCATGGTCATGCCATAAATTTTCGGTGGAACTAGACCTAGCATAGCCAATAGTATAAGTAATCCTTGATTGATCATTGAGGACTACATGGCAAAATTCATTAAATTTCTAAAGGAAGCCCCGGTTGCTGATGTTCAGCATGTCGGGGATTTCTCTAAATCCAGTAGCTTCCGAAAAGAGGCAGACCGAAGAATGGTATCTCGTCCTAAGATGGTCGAACGTATCAAGAAGTCATTCTCCAATGTCGATGAAAATTTATACCTATATTTTGTGAATACGCCCAAGGCGAATCAACACACAGAGTTGGGTGAAGTCAGCCTAGATTTTGTTGAGAAGAATCTCGATGAGAAACTCTACAAGATGGTCGAGAAGGATTTTGAAAAAGACCCTGATGGCATCTTCATCATCTACACGAATAATAAGGGGTCTGAGTGGAAGCCCATGACGCCGTGGATGATCGCTCATAGATTTGGACATGCCCTTGCCAGAGCCAGCTACAGGACCGGCAGGATGCAACAACAGTTTCCGGGATACGAGGAACTGTCAGATTATATCAAAATGGCAACTCAGACCCTTCTGGATGACGGTGAGTTCAGCATTAAATATAATGACACCAAGCGTCACATATACTCGAACAATCACAGACAGGTTCGCAATGACGAACTGACCTTCAAGGGGTTCTGGACTGCCCATGCCACTTTCAAGTCTGCCCGTGATGGCAAGATCAGAGATTGGTTCGAGGTCATCAATGAGATGATCGCTCAGTATATGGTAACCGGCAAAGTTAAGATCAAAGACACTCCCCAAGTCTTCAAGGTTCGGAATTCAAAATATCATCCTAGTGCTACCGGGGACCAGTTGAAAGATTTTGCTGATGCTGCCGGTATGTATGGTCGTGATATTGAATACTATATCGACAATCTAATCAGCAGTGCTTCTGGTCGAATTCTGGTGATGTGATGGAACTTCTACAAGAATTAGATAAATTATCCGCCAAGCGAATTAAGAAGTCCCTCAAAGAGACGTCTATCGAGGAGTTTATGAAAACCCTCACAAGAAAATACCACGTCAAGAAAATTGGTTCTGGTATGTATTCCAATACCTATGTGGCCCGCGCTAGAGATGATATATTATCATACTTCTTCGGATTTCCTAAAAAGTTTATCCTGAAGATTAGTAAGTCAGATAATTCCAAAAGAGATCGATGGGCTGATTTTGTTAAGATCGCCCAAGCAGAATATCCAAAAAATAAGATGTATCCCAACATCATTGCCCATCAAGAGCTTTCTTCCGAATCCGGTAAGGTTATAGATGTCAGCATTGTCGAGTATGTCAATGTCACCAAGCGCAGTTTCGGTTTTCGAAATGCCATTGAAGTTTTTCTTGGGGACACATATTATTATCTTCGTGAATTTGGTCCTGATGGTCCACCACCAGACCATAAAGATATTGATAAATATTATCGTTTACATCATAATCTCGACTTGTTTAATATTAATCACGCGGAAGCTATCGATTTAATGCAGACAGTGTATATTAATCACAAATTTGAGTTCGATCTTCACCTAGATAATTTTGGATTTCGTAGTGACAATAAAGTGGTGGTCTTTGATCCATGATAAACTCTCTAGAATTCTGGTGATGTAAATGCAAATTATTCCAATTTCAGAAAAATCATTCTTTGGTGATGATAAGCTCAAGATGATATCCTATGCTGTTGTGATAGCCGAGATGTATTCCCGTGCCCCAACGGTAGATTCGAGCGTCAGGGCATCATATGACGCCAGCGTTAAGAATATCGAACACCTCTATAAAATGATCCATACGAAGCTTGGCATCAAGGTAGTCAATTCTGAACATGATCCGTATGGGTCTGACGAAGAGATGATCAAGGACGTCCATAAGAATAAAAGAATTCTGGTGTATACTGGACATACTGATCATCCCGTATATAGTCCTGACATCAATATCAAGTTCAGGGCTGTTCATGACGTGTTCTCTCATTACGGTCCTCATAAACTCAGGGTGATTGACGGAAAGGTGAACTTCAAGGGATTCGACTTCACCTTTCCGGGAGAACTTGATTCATATTACGTTCACTCCAAATACTCCCCCAAGGCATGCCATGCCGCATACTTTTCTGAGATAGTCGGGCAAGTATCATATGAAGTGGTTACCGGAAACTTTGGTAAACAGAAGGCTGTGTCATTCGGAGATGATGTTGATATCAATAGAATTGGTACATTGCGGGGGCAAGCACTAGAGCGGCAGTCTGTTGTCTATGCCGCCCTCAAGGGTAATCAGGATATTCCCAACTCGCCACTCCGAATTTCAACTAAAAAGCTTTTGGCCAATCCCAAATTCACATCAAAGACCACGATGTCCGAGGCTAACACAAACATCGCCAATAAGCTCAATAGTGATGCCCTCGTAACATGGGAAGATTTCAAAGCCCATCTTAAGAAATATTATAGGATCAAAAACATTGGAAACGGTTCCAATGCTTCTGCGTATCTGGTCCGCAATAAGAATCTTGTTGGGTTGATCGCTGGATATCCAAAAGAATTCATTCTGAGAATTGATGCAAGCGGTATCAATACAGATAATTATGATAAATTCGTGGCACTGGCCAAGTCGAACCCCACGAACAAAATGTATCCTGATATCATAGTTCATCGAAATTTTAATTCCTCAGAGCTTGGCCACAAAGTGACCATTACTGTTATGGAGCGAGTTTCGGTTGAGGCGGATTTGATGAAAGGTTATCATCTTGGGAACAGTCTTGCTACTCTGGCATCATATTATAAAGAGTTCGGGGATGACGGACCTCCCAAAGATATAGGCACCAAGGGCAGTAAATATACCATTGAGAGTTGGGGTCGATATTCGGATTACGTCAGCCATGTTAATTTTATAACTAGAACAGGTATGAAATTATCTGAATTGTATGATTTGTTCAAATCTCTGTATTATGGTCCGAAGGCGTTTAAGAGGTTTGATTTGCATCAGTACAATATCGGTCGTCGAAAAAATGGATCATGGGTCGTGTTCGATCCGTAGCAGCTTTTTGCCTTGACATGTTAGATGTGGTCATGTATACCATACTCATCAACAACCCTTATTATGGAATCAAAGATGACAAACAAGACCCATATCATTCATTCTGGCGGTCACTACAAAATCAGTCCTGCCCAAGAGTTTGATGTATTTTCCGAACTCCCAATTCAGACATATAGCGTCGTGTATGACGAACGCAATGATGTATTCTCTCTTCAGAAGATTGAGAACATGTCAGTGCCTTCAAAGGTCTATGGCGATGTCACATCAACCACTAAGCGCATCTTGGATACCTTTGGGGATCGCCCTCATGGTACGGGAGTCCATCTCGATGGCATCAAGGGTAGCGGTAAGACACTGCTGGCTAAAAAGCTTTCTGTCGAAGGCCTGAAGCTTGGATATCCTACCATCATCATCAATCAGCCATTCTGCGGCGAAACTTTCAATAAGTTTATGCAGAGCATTAATGTTCCGGCAATCATTCTTTTTGATGAGTTCGAAAAGGTTTATTGCGACGAGGCCCAAGCACGAATTTTGACTCTGTTTGATGGTGTCTATAAAACCAAGAAGCTCTTTGTCATCACGACAAATGAATCCTATCGGGTATCTCAATTCTTGAAGAACCGGCCCGGTCGGATGTACTATTCCCTTAAATTTGATAACCTGTCTCCGGAATTTGTTCGAGAGTACTGTGAGGATAATCTTATCAATCAAGATCGAGTTGAAGAATTCGTCCGGTATGTTGATATGTTCCGAGGAATCAATTTCGATATGATGGCCGCTGCTGTCGAAGAAATGAACCGATATAACGAATCTCTTCGGGATGTCTGCAAGTTCTTGAACGTGTCGCCACAAACCGCATTCGACATGTATGACATTAGCATCAGCGTCAATGGTGGTCCTGATAAGGTCATCCAAGAACGGAAGGTGGTTGATGATCTTGAGAGTTTGGAATATTCGATCAATTCCAATCAAGTAAAGGCATATTTCAAAAAAGAGGTTGATCTCGATGTTCGGAGAAATCCGGAGAATGCGGAACTTCATGATAAATATAATGAAGTTGTTCGTAAGTTCTTCCCGGAGAATTCTTGGATGACCTTTGATATTGATAGCTTGTTTGAGTATGACTCTAATTCCGGAACGTTTGTATATAAGCGGTACGGTCTTGAAGACAGTATCCTTCTTCTCAAGGTTAAGCGCCGGGAGTATGGTGCTGTTGGTGGGATGGAATCTCTTATCGCCTAATCAACAATCAGTATTGGATATCGAGATGACGACATATACCAAAGATGACGTAGCCCATAAAATTGCCAAGGCATGGGCTACGTATGTGGTGAGTAGCAATCATCCAGAACGCTACAGCCACATGATGATTTGTCCTCGTGAGAATGTGTCGTCATTACTCGATATCCATATTGTCGATTCGAAGAAATCTATATTCAAGCTTCCGGCATCGGTAGTTGTGGAATCGATCAAGGCTGGTATGGCTATGAGGATGCCCGTTTCCATTGCAGTTCAATGGAAGGATCACTTAGGACTTTTTGCACTGATAAGTCCTGATACTCTTGAAGTTGATCTTGAATCGGAAATGGTTTCTATCGACCCTCAAGATTTTTATCTGATCGAGGGTTGACACTGATCGCCAGTAATGTATAGTAGTAATATAATCAATTGGAGAATCCCTCATGTGTAATTGCGGTACAGCATTCGTTGAATTGAAATCTGGTGATATTGAATTCCGTTGTGAGACGGCTATGAAAAATATCAATAAGGTTTACAATGATCGGGAATCCCGCCAGATCGCTGAGTTGGAAATTCATTATCTAGCCAAGCGGCGTTATTTGTTTGGTCCGTATAATACGTCCGAACAGGCCACCGAATTGGCTAACGAAGACTATTCCTCTCCGGGGGACATTCATATGAGTCGTAGATTTTGGACTGAGTTCCATCGTAAGGACCAATTGTCCAAAATCGAAAACCTATTGCGAGCTTCCAAACAGAACACTGATACCGTAGTAATTTCGATGGAAGTGCTTGAGCATTTATCCCAATGGGAGACTAAGTAGTATACTGGGAAGGTTGGCAGAGTGGTAATGCATCGGACTGCTAATCCGTGGACCTTAACAGGTTCCGAGGGTTCGATTCCCTCACCTTCCGCCATACATCATGGGCGTATAGCAAAGTGGTCTAAAGCCAGCTCCTCATAAGAGCCTGATCCTAGGTTCGAATCCTAGTGCGCCCACCAATTTAGTATTTAATCGTGAGGAATTTATTATGAACACGTATGCTTGGATTAATTTTGTAGCACTCAGGGTTCCGGAACTTGTCGCATTGGTTGTGGCTCACTGTTAGCCAACATGTGATAGTATTCTAGTATTCTACATCATATAAGTATACCGATGTAGAAGGGGTATGACACATTGCCAATCAGTAAAAATTTGAGTAAGCGAGAGCTTGATCAATTTGCAGACAAAATTTGGGACATTGGGTTCACCGGTAAAGCTCTGGTAAGCAGAGACGGTACCATATTATCTGCCAATAAAATGTTTTGCACCATCACCGAATATACTGAATACGAATTACAGCAACGTAAATTCCAAGATTTCACCATCCCGAATGATGTCGAAGCCGATGAGGAAATGGCAAGAAGAGTTGCTGACGGACGTGCATACTCATACGATATGGTCAAGCACTATATCACCAAATCAAATGTTATAATTCAGGTGGCCTTGAGAGTATCGAGGCTTGAGAAGGAAGACGGAACATTCGATAGGTTTCTGAGTGAAATTACCCCACTGACTCATGTGGGTGATAAGACTGCCAATATAATTAAGCCTAATCTAACAATGATGTGGTGGAGACGTAATTGGGCAATGATTGCAGGATGGACCGCAGCATTAGGAGCAGGCCTTGCAGCATTTCTTGATAAGTGGCCATTTGATATATAAGCCTCTGTAGCCTACTGGTAAGGCAACCGCTTCTAAACCGGATATATGTCAGTTCAATTCTGACCAGAGGCACCATTTTCGTAAGCAGCTAAAGGAATACGTTATGACGTAGATATTTAATAAAATTCCCCCTTGACACAGACTCCAAGATTTGAAATACTTTATCCCATATCACATGTAACTTTGGAGAATTCCTATGAATACACTTAACGAAAATATCGATAACTTCCTCAACTTGGACGTTACGTATAAACCCCTTTCATTCAGCAACAGTCAGATCACGTATCGGACTTTCCGTACTGATTGGAAGAGCCACTATAAAACTCTCAGCCAGTCAATTCGAGACACTCGTTCTTCGTTCAAGAATGAGCAACGCAATTCGGGTGGATTCCCAACTCGGGAAACTTCGGTTCAGCTTGAGATGAACAAGGCTCAAGCACGGGACATGCTGATTACCCTGCATGTTACCAAGGCCGAGAACAAGGCTCGACGGATGCATGGTGGCCTCTAAGGCTGATCAGTTAGTGTTGGGGATCGTCATTCGTAATGACATCCCTGACATGACACCCGGCAGGGCAATCGCTCAGGGTAGCCATGCTACTTCTGAATTTCATGCAGAGCTTAGTACCGAGGCATATCGCGAATGGGCCGATGATGGCTACTTCGGGACTGCCTTGGTGTTCTCTGGTAACGAACGTCAGCTTCTGGACATTATTGCATCATCTCATAAGACCGGCACAACTATGCACGGGATTACTAAAGATCGATCCTATAAGGTCGAGACTGACGGAGATATTCAATATGTCCCCATGATTACAGCACTATGGATTTTTGGTCCGAGGAAAGATGTTTCTCGGGTATGTAAAAAAGTTCAGTTATTCTGAAAATAGTTGTTGACCTTTGTTTCGGTGTGTCCTATACCTTGATCATCGAAACAAAGGAGCGACATCATGGCTTACATCTCAACCGCAGCAGTCAAGGTTATCCGCGCCGATCTTAAGGCAGCGTTTCCTGATTGGAAGTTTTCTGTTCGCAAGGATGTCAACAGTCATTCTTCGATTACCGTTTCCATTCTGAAGTCCGATCTCGATTTCCAGTGGAGCAGCGGATATGCCAACACCGAACAGTATATGTCGATCAATCACTATCATCCTCAGGTCACCTTTTCGGGCAACAGCCTGACTCTGATCAAAGAGGTCATCGGTACCATCAACAAGGAAAACTGGGATCGTTCTGATATCCAGACTGATTACTTTGATGTTGGTTTCTATGTGAATGTTGAGATGGGTCGGTATGGTCGTCCTTATATCAATGCTGGCGGCACTGTGCTGGATTACAATGCACCGGTCGAGACAATTAAAACCTTCACCGAAGTTGAAGAAGTCGTTGAGTCCAGCAAGGTCGAAACCCTTGACGAGATGTTCGATGATCAACCAGAATCGGTAGAGATGGTTAATGCCAAGTCAGCTCTTGATATGTACCTTGAGCAGCACGGCACCATGATCAACCAGATCGCTGAACTTGAAAAGAACATCGAAGGTCTTGAGTGGCTGATCGCTAACGCAAAGTAGGAGTTTGGTATGTTCAAGATCAAACAAAAACCCAAGTTCAAAGAGCTTCCTGATGAAGTGATTGAAATTCGTGTTATGGACTATTATGGTTCTGGTGGCATCGATCTTAACCGGATCGTTAAGGAGATGTTAGATAGGCTACATGGTCAGAATGCGTATCATGTCAACATCGCTGTACCAGACACGATTGATGTGTATAAGTTGCAGTTCGAAGCTACCACAGATGACTATGATTATGGCGCTCATCCTTCTCCCTACCTAAAAGTGACATATCAGGTTCGTCCGTCTGATCGTGTGTGTAACGATCATCTGCTTGCATATGAAAAGAAGCTCAAAGAGTTTGAGAAATGGGAAGTGGATAATAAGGATAAGATCGCCGCTGAATTGGTGCGACGAGCTGAACAGGAGAAGCTTGATAAGATTCGTGCCAAGGATCGGACACAGGCAAATCTGAATGAGGAACGTGCCCGACTGCAAAAAAGACTTGCAGAGATCGATAAAAAATTGTAGGGTACGTCATCAACATAACATTGAGGAACACACATCATGATCACATTGACAGAAGATGAAGTTCGTACTGCCCTCGAACAGGGTGGGTTTTCCGAGATGAAAGGCGTGATTCCTTTTTAGGGCCAGTAGCTCAACGCCAAGAGAGCATCGGAATGCCGAAGGTTGCCCCTGCAAGCGGGGTCTGGTCCATCAAATTAAATGCACATGACGCTTGACAATTACTGATCGTCGTGTATAAGTAAATGTTCAGGTTCTTTGACAATTGAATATGATTTTTAGCGAGATTGGTGGTACATCTGGTATAAGTAACTTGTATGAGTTACTATACTGTGTATCGTACCACCAATCTCGTCAATCAAAAACAGTACATCGGTCACCATAAGACCGATGATCTTGATGATGCATATCTCGGTTCAGGATCAGTCCTATCTCATGCCATTAAAAAGTATGGTAGAGAAGCGTTCCAGAAAGAGACATTATTTGTCTACGATAATCATGATGACATGATCAAGAAAGAAACAGAATTAGTAAACGACATTTATTGTGCCCGCCAAGACACGTACAACCTCATGGAGGGCGGTAAGGGTGGCTTCGGTCACATCAATGCCCAAGGCTTGAATAACATAACTAGAAAGCTCTCGAACGAAGTTATCGAAATCCGAAGAGTTGTGTTGATCGCCTGTGGTGGTAATAACAGAGAAACTGCTAGATATCTAGGTATTGATGAGAAGGCAGTGAGAAAATTTAGAAAAAAGTATTTGACACCAACATAACGGTGTGGTATAAAGAGATCATGAAATTGCATAGAATGTCGTCGATCACTTGCTTAGAGATGCATATCGAAGCGGGTGGAGAACGAACAAAGCGGGATAAACGTCAGGCTTTCACCCGCCAGCCCTCATGTTAGTGGTCATCCCCGCGCGAGATGACTAGACATAGAGACTGGGAGCTGCCAATTGCATAATTGGACCTGTAGCTCAGTTGGGAGAGCGCTTCGTTGTCAGCGAGGAGGTAGTGGGATCGAAACCCATCAGGTTCGCCATAATTAATCGCCCGACTAAAATATCGGAACAAGGTAAAAAAGATTCTTGCTTCCCACCACAACGGGACAATGCAGTGAGCAGACTGCACCGAGGCGATTAGCATAATTGGTTACGCATGATATGCGCATTAAATTGGTGATCGATATCGCCAGCCAAACTAGCTGAGACGGGTTTTTGTAGCAACCCATTTAGTTGCGTGGAGATCACCCAACCTAAATTCGTCTCGGAAGAATAAACACGCATGACTGATCTACCCAAGAGTAAAAGAGGGATGAGGGTAGAAGATATGAATATATGGTCATTGATCAAACCGCTATGCAACCCGAGCTAGGCAAATTGGCATAATGGCCCCATGTGTGTTTATACCATTTTAATGCGGGATAGTAGCAGTCCGGTCAGCTCGTCAGGCTCATAACTTGAAGGTCGGGGGTTCGAATCCCTCTCCCGCAACCAAATACTATACTGTCCGTACTTTTTTCTTCAATTTTAGGTATGGATAGTGCTGGTGGAATGTTCTCCATGTTCGCGACCAGCACCTAATTTATAGTTCCATAGCTTAGTTGGGAAAGCACTCGTCTGATAAACGAGAGAGCAGTGGTTCGATCCCACTTGGAACTACCATAATTACTGGTGCGGCAGAAGGTGGTAGCAGAAAGCCTCCAACACGTTGTCCCACATGTCGAAGATTGTTTGAGGCAAGTCTTCCTTGGCATCAGTAAGCATTTAAATGCCTGCTTGGCGTAATTGGTAGGCGCGACAGACTTAAAATCTGTTGACTTCGGTCGTGCCGGTTCGACCCCGGCAGTGGGCACCATCATTTGAAAGAGATATGTTATGAAAAATTTGCCAAAAATTGATGTGCGTAAATTAGCACCACGAACGATTTTATATCGGTTCGAGACTAAGCAGCATTATTTTCACGACAAGATACATAAGGTGATTGACCACGAGGATTGGTTCCGCTATGAGAAGGGTCTGAAAACAGTCGAGTTTACTGAGTATGAATATATCGGTAAGATAGAACCAAAGTTTATCGGTGCGGCCACACATCTGGCAGCTCTCAAAGAGGTCAAGCTTATCAATGATCCGGAGAGTGTTGTCTATCTCTTTCGGAATACCGTGACTAATGATTTTGATGAGTTGAACATCCTTAATGATTTGACAGCGGTGTTTACCGAAGCTGAAGCAATTTGTGTCAAAGATGAATACGATTTGTATTGGTACAAGAAAAGAAACGGTATCGAATAGAATTGCGGTGAAAGCCGTAGTATGCACTCGTTTGAAGACGAGCAAAAGTATTTCTGGACGCGGGGGCAGTACCCGCCGTCTCCACCATGAACATATAGCTGAAGTAGGTACTCGGGCTGCATAATGGGCAGCAGAGATTAACTGAGGCGTATCACCTATGATACGAGGGTTTTTAGGATAACGTGATGGCCTAGTTTGCGTTATCAGTCTATATGTTCTTGCTGGGGACGAAATAGGATCGACAGGATACGAGTAGGTAAATCTGAGAGTGCCGGGTGAAGCCCGTCATAGGTTCAAAAATAGTAAATGCAAACACACCTGCATACAATGAGGGCTTTGCTCTAGCAGCATAAGTCTTCGGGGTTCCCGTGGTTCCTTGCAACAGAATACCACGGACTAATCATTTGAAGGGATATATTATGTTCGGATTATTCGAAAATAAAAAAGAAATTGAGCATATTGCATCGGTAGACCGAGCCAACAAAATCGTTGAGGCTTTGGAGGATTATTGTTGTTATGATAATTGCTACTTACCTATCCTGCATGAACATTCGATCTGGCCCGATATTGATACTGGTGTGAAGTGGTATTATATTAGAAACATTAGCGGTGAAGTCGTTGAGATGTTTGAGACTCGGAAAGAATGTGATGATTTCGTCAGAGGTCCAGATGAAGCTGCCAAAGTTGAATATGCCGAGAAACTTCTTATGTGGAAAAATACCGTAATAGGCCGAGTGGAAATATTCCGCGACACAGCTTCTGGATATTCGACAGAAGAATTGGCGCAAGTCGTCCGCTTGAAAAACAGCATACGGTCGTCACATGCTGGCACTATTACTCGTATTGCAAATTTTATTGAAGACAGTTCAATGCAAGACGAGCTTGATGTTATTGACGCACTATACAATGAAAGATGTCTTGACTAATAGTTCAACAGGGTGTAGCTCAGAGGCAGAGTGCTTGGTTTGGAACCAAGAAGCCGGGATTTCAAAATTCCCCATCCTGACCAATAACCTTATGGACGACAGAGACAGGGGCGCGTCCCGGATGTCTCTTGGTAAGCGATCATATCTAGCCCTATACTCTCCGGTTCGCGACTGGTATTAGGAGTGGTATGTTTCCGGCCCGCGACGACAGTGGGTGCCGTAAGGATTATACTTTCAACCGATAAAGGATTTTATTATGGAATATTTGATTGGTGCATACCTGCTGTATTTCGCATACAGCGCATTTCTCACATCCTACTCGATTGTTGCAGATGGTCTTCAATATTGGGCTGTTCGCGGCACTAGAAAGCATCGCTCCATTTCATGGTGGAAGCTTGCTTATGCCTTGACAATAGGGCTGTTCGTGACCACACCAATTCATTGGAACTGGTCGGCCTATAAGGAAATGACATGACTCATAATGTTATCGTTACTGACAATCCTAGTGGTGGTGTTGATCTCGAACTTCGATGCATTAATGATGAGAAGTATGTCGATGCTAAACCAACAGGTATGGTCTGTGCCAAATGGGACGAAGGTACCTGTAAGTGTCGCATCGACGAACGAGCGGCCCGCCAAGCTCGCATAGATGCAAGGAAGTCCCCATGACCTTAGACGAACTTGTTGCCAAGATGCGACCATTCCACAATCACATTTGTATCGCCCATGATATGAAGCTGTGTCGTTTGGTAGGTATTGGTGAAGATGATATGGATTATTATTATATCGTCCAGACTCTTGACACACCGATGCATAAGCATCAATGGTACAGTGCTGTTGGAGCTTGTGAGTCGATAAAGGGTTCATACGCTCGTTACGATATTGTTGAGAGTATGTTCACCATTAACGGCCATGAGGCAACTCAAAACTTTTTGGTGATTCCACATGAGAAGAAATTAGCCTCCAAAACATAAGTGGCGATGTACCGGTTTTGTAATCCGGAGAACTTGGTTCGATTCCGAGTGGGGGCACCATTTAATAAGGGCAGGACTCTGGTAGGGAATCCGGCACGACCGGTGAACAATCGCAAACCCCGTGGGTTCAATTCCCATCCTGTCCACTATTTTAACACGGAGACATTATATCATGAGTAAATTCCCAACTAACGAAGAGCGACTAGCCCTTAGCGGCGCTCAGGAAATTCTGGATTTCGCAACTGAACAATTTGCATCTATGACCAAATTCAGTAACGATGGGATCGTATGCTCATACAACATTCCCAAGAAGTTTCTTGGAATTACTGTTGGGTGTGAGAATCAATGTATTGTTGGTCGCATGATTACACCATCAGAGCTGACGGCAATGAGTCATTATGTTCGATCTAGTACGTTTCCTATTAATAGGATTCCGGCCAGTGAACTACCGGTAAGGCTAAAAGATCATAGAGATTTGCTTAAATCGCTGCAACTGGTCCACGACACCCATGATCATTGGGATGATCATGGTTTCATTGGATGGGATCAGCTAGCCAAGGTTGCTCACGGATATCACTTGTCAGACACAAAAATTCGTGCTAAAGGTGGTTTCTAATTAATTAAGCCGGGTCAAGCATAAAGGTGATGCGCTTGATTGTGAATCAAGAGAAGGTGGCTCGATACCACGGCCCGGTACCAACAACAAAGGAGTATGACCAATGACTGATCGAAACTTTGAAGCTGCCCGAGATGCTATTGCTGCATCAAGCGAAGAGTCTTCGATCTACATCGGATGCGACTCTCAACGATATAAGAGCAAGGAAGGGAAGCGTGTTGCCAAGTATGCGACCGTTATCATCCTGCATAATGACTCAAAGCATGGTGGACAAATCTTTCGAGAATTTGAAACCCATGCTGATTTCGGAAAGAAGACTGAATCAATTCATGTCCGACTGATGAAGGAAGTTGAGTTGAGTGTTAAGGCCGTCGAAGCTATCATTGATGTTATTGGTGATCGTCATGTGGAAATTCATCTTGACATCAACCCCAACGTAATGTATGCTTCCAGTTCAGTAGTTAATGCTGCTATTGGTTACGTACGAGGGACAACTGGTTACGAGCCAATGGTCAAGCCGGATGCATGGGCTGCCACTCACTGTGGCGATCATGTCGTCCGAAACATGAATTGAGGTTATTATGAATTACTCTAGCTATCCTAAACGGACGTTTTGTGACGTTCTCGCAGAAATTCGTAAATGTCACAAAACGTCCAACTATAGTTACATGCCGGGACTGGTAGAAGAACTTCAAACTATTGGTAATCGGATGGAAGCCCATCTTGATCAGAAGAGAGAATATTTTGAGTTGCGGGATGAATGCCGGAAACTTCGGAAGAAGCTTAAAGGCCTGAAATCCAAACTCTCGGATTCAACAGATGATAAGGATACGTGATATGCCAATGCGACTTTTGAGAGAAGATTCTGAAGGCATCTATATCCAGTGTGAGGGTAATAAATACCGTCCCTGTGATAATGTGTCAGGCCTGTCCCATGCTTGCAATACCGGTGATCCGGGTCTGGTTGCGGGAGAGAAGGTTAATTCCAATCCTGCATGGGGTGGTGGTTCTCAGTGCCTCAAGCTTATAACATCGGAGGGTAATTTTTATTGGGCCTCTGAGTATAGGCTTGAACAGCAACGAGCTTCTGCCGCAATGGCCCGAGTTCCTAGTCCGGAACTAGATGCCCTGTTCGGTCGAATTCGAACCGTGAAGGTAGTCGGTAGCTGATATCCGCCAAGAGTGGATCGATTAAGTATAAAGGACATATGTAGGATAATGTTAATGGACGTCGAAATCGCTAGATTAATCATCGAAGAACATGGGGTTCAACTGAGAGCAATCAAATTGCATCAGGTAGGGTCTTCATGGTCTTGCGATCCTCCACCAAATCCTGTGACAGATGTGGACTTTCTCATGTTGGTTCCTGATAGGTCTGACGTAACGGGCACAAAACTACACGATCTAGGATATGTCTTAGATGACGGTAATGTTCATTATGATCCAAGTGAGGGTGAGTTTAATTCTTGGAGACGAGGAAAACTTAATCTTATCCTAACCGATTGTGAAGAATTTTATGAAAGTTTCATGTTAGCATCAAGGGTGGCCAAGAAATTGAACCTGCTTAACAAGAAAGATCGAATTGATCTTTTTCAAGCAATCCTTTATGGTAACAGTTAAATAATTTGATGACCAAGAGCCGTTGGTAAAATGGTAATACGTGGCCCTGCAAAGGCTGAGTTGTTGGTTCAATTCCGACACGGTTCTCCATCAAATAAGTCTTGACATCATAAAAACGAAAGAGTATGATGTTGAGGTAGATCACAAATATCGGGGGCGGGAAGGTTTCTCGCATGTCGATATTACATTGAGTATAGTGCTAGGGGTTACCTTAACAAGGTGTAGTTTTTGAGAAATTACGGTCCCGAACATTATACTTAATACTAAAATTGTGTACGGATACATACCGTAGTGATCACGGGCAGAAGTTAAGCATTTGAATCAGCGCGAATTCTCGATAGTTGACAGAAGTTTAACCGCGAACAAGTAAGTGTTGAGGCTTCACGCACCTCCCGTACACATAACGCATACGCATACGCAAGCAAGCAAATAGTGAGCAGCCGATAGAGGCAGTAGGTTATATCATCGAGATGATATTTTTGGGTGCAAATCCCTCCCTTGCGAATTTATAGTATCTAAGAAATAGTACTAAACTAAAACATACGGGTTGGGGGAGGAACACCCGTGTCACAAGTTCCTCCCATATAATTTAATAATGGAGTTTATTATGGCACCACAAAACGCCCAAGTCCTAGACATCATGGAGAAGTTCGGTTCGATCACTCCCCGAGTTGCAGTAGGATATGGCATTTATCGTCTGGCCGCACGTATTCACAACCTTCGGGATGCTGGGTATCAGATTGCGACGGATCGTCTTGAGGCGTCCAGTGGTGGACGCTATGCCAAATACTCTCTGTTGACCTCGTAATGATAGAAAAGTTTATATTTGGAGCGATGATTACGGTAGCGACTATCTCCGGTATGTTTATCGTCTATCTATGGATGACTATACCGGCAGATGCCTTCAACAGCTATAATGAAAGTAGGTATGAACAATGCCCATCAAGGTGAGAGATAAGTGGATTACAATCAAAGATTGTCGGGATGCTCCCGATGAATATTTTATCTTTGGGGACAATCTTGAGCGATGGGGTAAAGGTGGTCAGGCAATCATTCGTGACGAACCTAATGCCATAGGTATCCCAACCAAGAAGTCTCCGAGTGAATATTTCACTGACGAAGATAGTGTCTATGATAATATCGTACCGGACCTTAAGAAAATTGTTCTATTACTCGATGCTGGTAAGACAGTATGGTTCCCCAAGGATGGTATCGGTACCGGACTGGCCAAATTGAAAGAAACAGCACCTCAGCTATATGACAGTCTGTATTTTCTTATCGATTTGTGTTTCCATAATCATGGTGATGTCGAGGAATGGCAGCCAGTCTATGAAGTTTTAAAATAAGGATGTATAAGTAAAGACATGCAGGTGTAGCTTAATGGTAGAGCAACTTCCTTCCAAGTAGAAGACGAGGGTTCGATTCCCTTCACCCGCTCATAGAGAGCATTAGAAGTATAGGTAGTTCCAATGGGTAAACCTACGGATACTTCTAATGCTCTACACAATTTATAAGGTTCCTACACTGCCACGATGCGAAGCCAGTAGGATTAAATTAATCGGATGCGTTCAGCCTTATAACATAACATGCCCTCGTGGTGAAATTGTAAAAGTCGCTTCCGTATAAGTACCTATGTAACCCAATTACGGAGCATAGGAATGACACACAGGAAAGAAGTTCTTGAAGAGGCTGCGAAAATATCCAAATCATTCTCTGATATAGCAAGGCATTTGGGTAGAAAGCCGGTTGGTGGTACTATCAGCAATATCAGCAGAGCATGTAAAAGACTTGGAATTGATACCAGCCATTTTATGGGACAGGGCCATAACAAAGGGAAGGTTGCCCAGAATAAGAAAAGACCTGACCAAATTTTGGTACTCGACGATTCTAAACTACCTCCAAGGTCAAAGCGAGTGCAGTTAAAATACGCATTGCTTGAAATTGGCATTGAATATAAGTGTGATGTGTGCGAACTAACCGAATGGAATGGTGAAGAACTCACATTAGACATTGATCACATCAATGGTAAGTATTGGGATAGTAGGCGAGAGAATTTAAGATTCATTTGTCCTAACTGTCACAGACAGACTCCGACATGGGGGCGTGGTGGAATGGCAGACACATCAGCTTTAGGTGCTGACGCTTAACAGCATGGGAGTTCGAATCTCCCCGCCCCTACCAAAATTTATGAACTATGATGATAATTTTTTTGATCTGGATGAACGTATAAAATACGATCTAGGTAGTGACTAGATAGAGGTGGTGGCGAACCTTGATAGCGAAGGACCATCACTGGTTCAAATGTTGCTGGTTCTCGGGGGAGTGAATGGGAGGTGAAGGTGATCGCACCGAATCCGATGAAAGACACTCCCCACTGAAACATACACTTGACAGTTTATACTCGGTAGCGTATATGTAGATCATAGACATTGTAAGGAGATTGTTATGCGTAACGGCTATACTAAACTTTCTAATTATGGTCCCGGTGGTCGCACTTGCACTTGTTGCGGGCCATCACCCAAGCAGCGTCCCCACCATGATCGTATGGTTAAGCGCCGTGATCGGCAAATTGTCGCCAAGGAAATTCAAGAATACCCATAGTCGGTTAGCTCAGAGGCAGAGCATCTGTTTTACATACAGAGGGTCGGGATTTCGAAATTCCCACTGACTACCAAATTTAGAGAGCGTTAAAAAGCTACGGGGAGATTAATTACCTTCCCTTCCCACCAACAGGGAGATTTCCAGTAGGCCGGATACTGGACGATGGTTGGCTCTAAAACCAATACCCTTTTGTTAGCATAAACTCTAAGGAATTCCCATGTCGAAATATGTTAGTATTCTCAGTGAAGACGGCCATGTGGTCGATATCGACCATGTATATGATGCAATGATAAACATTGATCCAATACACCATCTTATCCACGAAGGAAAATTTTTCGGAACTTATATGCAGGACATTTCAGTCGCCAATGACGGGAAGCTTGAAATGTACATTATCGTGGGATCATCCCCAATGCATGTACGGGTCACAGGTGTAACTGGTGGATTTGGGACACTGGAAATGTTCGAAGGAAGCACTGCATCCTCAAACGGCACTCCATTGGTACTAACCAATCGTAACAGGTTGTCATCAAACACCGCCGATGGCACAGTATATAGTGAGCCGACCGTGACGGGGGATGGCACCGCAATATACAAAACTCTTATCATAGGGGGGTCCGGACCCAAATCGACTGGCGGCATTTCTGCTGGTGGGTATGAAGAATATATTTTCAATCCCGGTGAAGCATATTTGGTAAGAATCACCAATCTGGCGGGTAACAATCAGCCGCTATCACTGGAATTGAATTTTTACGAAGTCTAAACCCAATACCCTTTATTGGGGCTGTAGCTCACTTGGGAGAGCGCCTGCTTTGCAAGCAGGAGGTAGTCGGTTCGATCCCGTCCAGCTCCACCAAACTTTATGGCGGGGATAAAAGGTTATCTGTGTGTGACACTACGCACCTAGCAGTTTCAAATGCTGCCCCTGCCACCAAAATCAAAGGCTTATATCATGTTCAGTCCAGAAAGTATTGCGAAAATTGAAAAGGTCAAAAACGCCAAATATGTTGGCACCTATGATTTGGATCGTGGATCGATGGACGTGACTATCAGTGGCCCGGTGTTCTATGTGGAGAACCCTGACGTGTCACAAGGCCATAGTAATTATTTCGCACTCTTCTATGATATGACAGGTCAACTGCTTATCACTGGTGCCAGTCACTTGACCGAAAAGAAATATCCTGCTATTAAGTTTGGCGAGGATGATTATCTGGTTTCTCGGGGAAGACATGATTGTGTGACTAGGGACGGTGCCATGCTTGATGGTGGTGGTTCTGGATACACTAGAACCAAACCAGACCATCCAATCACGCACTGGATGCGTATTGTTGATGGTAAAGAAGTTTTTGAGGAGTTTGATTATGGACAATCTAGTTACCGGACTTAAGCAGCACATTCGAGGCGCTCGTGTTCTTCGGGAGACGGATATCGCAATAAAGCTGAATACGGTCCTGTCCGAGGCTCAGGCCATCGCCAAGGCCGAACTCAGAGAACTTACTGAGGATGACGTGTCCAAGACGGCAGAGAAGTTCATTCGAAATCTTCGGAAGACTCTTGACGTGGTTACAGACCCTGTTGTTGAGGCCAGTATATTTGAAGAGATCGAGTTATATCACGATTATGTGATTGTCGATCCATTGGCATCTTTGAGCCTGATAGAACTGATCGAGCATTTCAGTGCTGAGAACGAGAACGCTCACGAAAAGAAAATTGCTGGGTTGGTCATGAGGACTACCAAAGGAAAATATAAGATGGACGAGGTGCTTGAAGCAATCCGTTCATAGAACGAGGAATACTTCAATGCATAGAGTCACAGTAGTTACAGCCGAAGGCAAATATTCGATTGATCATTCATATTTTTATGATAATCAACTTGAGGAATTCTTTGTCTATATGAATGGTAGGCGACTCCCCAAGAAGGGACCGATTGTCCTTAATGGTGAACTCTGTGAAGTTAGAGATCATATTAAGAACATGGTAATCGATATCGCCGGATCGGATGATAGGGTTTCGAAGGTTGGTGCTTAATAATGAGCCGGTAGCTCAGTGGTCAGAGCAGTGGGTTTTTACCCCATGTGCCGTGGGTTCGACCCCCACCCGGCCCACCATTATAAGTACTCATATGTCACTAACCTCAAGGATCGACCATGGATTCCATCACTAAAATTTACCTTACCGAAGTGTCAGACCTTCACAAGAATGCCGTATTGATTTCAACTCTGATGGATTCGTTTCGCAATTCGAACATCCCATCCCGAGTACTGACCGGCACGGTTCTTATTGTCGGAGAGTTTGATGAACTGACAAAGTTCCAGAAACATAAGTCGATTGTTTCCGGGATCGTAAAGTCAGCAAGTGATGCTTCCGGAATAACTATTCGCTTGACTGGGTTCGAGAAAGATGGTAAGTATTCATTCAGAGTTGATACCAATCCTGAAGAAGAAATCTAAACCGAAAGATTGATTATGACCAAGGATGAATATACCGATATTATTTGTAGAATGTCACCAGAACAAAAACAAGCACTGAAAATTCATGCTGTGGCCTGTTGTCTTGTGATTGATGCTGATGCTGGTTCCGCCCCCATATCAGATATTCTTGATGCCGCTATTGCTGCTGAAGAATATCGTAGCTGGTGGCCTCATGCCAAACTGCACATTTCTCTGGGTGATAAGACATGATTATTTCGGCACTCGTATCGTTGACACTGGTTCAGGCAATCTCGCCCCCAGAAATTAAAACCGAATGGCTGCACCAATGCACTAATGGTATGTCTTCGGTAACAATTGCTTCGGACAGTCCCGTAGTCTGGGAAGATGGTAGTTATGTCATCGAAGATGTTATTCTTGTCACCGGAGATCGAGTTGATAGAATTGTCTTGACAGGAGCAAATTGGTCCTGTATATCTATTCAAGACTTGGGTGATCCTGCCTAACTGATTGGAGATTTGTTATGAAAAATATTTTGCTTATTGGCGTTGTTGCATTGGCCCTTGCTGCCTGTACAGCTCCCGACAAAGCCCATCTGGCCCTTGAGGCTGCCGGGTATAGTGAAATTGAGTTGACCGGTTGGGATATGTGGGGCTGTGGTGAGGATGATACCTACTCTGATGGTTTCGTTGCCACTGGCCCTACAGGTACCCGAGTTCGGGGTGTGGTCTGCACAGGTCTTTTGTTTAAAGGCTCTACTGTTCGAGTTCATGAACGAGTTCAGTAATAGAATTATTGGTGAGTAGCAATCTAGGTGATCGCGTTCGGCTGTTAACCGAAAATAAGGTGAGTTCGAATCTCACCTCACCAGCATAGGGAGCATAGGAAGTATAAGTAGTCCTGATGGGTAAACCTACGGATACTTCCTATGCTCTACACAATTTATAAGATCACAAATCTGACTAATTCGAAAGTTTACATTGGTAAGCATCAAACCGAAGATGTTGATGATGATTATGTAGGATCAGGCAAACTGATCAAACGGGCCATTGAAAAATATGGGGTTGATAATTTCAGAAAAGAAGTTCTGTTTATCTTTAATAGCGAAGCCGAAATGAATTCTAAAGAGGCCGAACTGGTCACCGAAGAGTTTTGTGCCAGAGACGATACCTATAATATTTGTCCCGGTGGACAGGGTGGGTTTGGATATATTAATGAAAACGGTTTAAATGTGTATGTCGATCATCCCAAAGTCGCTAAATTAAATTTGCAGAAAGCAAGAGATCAACATCAAAAACTTCTCGCTATAGATGGCGAATATTCAATTAAAATCTTTAAGCGAATATCTAATGCTATGATGGGAAACACAAATAGATTAGGTACGAAACATACCGAGCTGGTCAAAACAAAACTCCGTAATCCTAAAAATCAGGGAACCGCAAATTCTCAATATGGTACCAAATGGATCACTAACGGCATGTCATCTAAAAAAATAAAAAAGATGGACAAAGTTCCAGATGGATGGTATTATGGTAGATGTTAAAATTATGGAACCTTCTTCTAATTGGAATAGGAAACCACACTTTCAATGTGGATAATGCGAGTTCGAGTCTCGTAGGTTCTACCACTTTAAGGAATTGTCATGAGTAAATTTTTTGATGAACTTGTTTCATGGCTTCTAGCATGTGTACTCATATGCCTAGCATTAGTTGCTATGTATGTCTTGCTTCATTTTATCGGAGCGATATTAGTTATGGTCGCCGTGTTTGCAGCGGTAGTTACTGTCCTTCAAATCATAGCCACAGCCCTAGAAAGAATTATGACGTGACGATAAAGAAGTTTGATAAAAATACTGAAGGACGGGACTTCTTTGTTGGTGATCTTCATGGATGTGTAGAACTGCTTGAGGGTGAACTAGCTCGTATCGAATTCGACTATGAGAAAGATAGATTGTTCTCGGTTGGTGATCTAGTTGATCGAGGCCCTGATAATGTTGGCACTTTGAAGTTGCTCACTGAACCATGGTTTCATGCCGTCATTGGCAATCATGAAGTTATGATGGTCGAGCATTTCCAAGGAGCGCAGACTAACTGGCAGCATTCGTATGGGAAGTGGATCAACGAAGAGGATTACGATCCGGGAGAAGTGTTCTCGTTGATCGCCCTTGCCGAAGATTTGCCTTTGGGTATCGAGGTTGATACTGATATTGGTAAGATTGGCATTGTTCATGCTGAAGTCCCCGGCCTTGATTGGTCCCGAGTCGCCAATGCTGTTTGGACTGAACTTACTTGGGGAATTAAGAATGATTTCGATCTGTCCATTTGGTGCCGAGATGTGGTATTGAATGGCACTACAGTTCCGGTAGACGGTATTGATGTCGTGATCCATGGGCACACGCCAATGAAGCCACATGCCCGAGGAAACCGCGTCTATATCGATGTTGGAACATTTCATACAAAAGTGTGTCGTGTGTTTTCGGTCGCTGAACTGAAATCATTACTTGACAATCAAACCGGTGGTGATCTATATAATATGAATAAAATTCGATAGTATATGGCCCGTTGGTGAAATAGGACATCACGCGAAACTTCTAATTTTGAATACTGGGTTCGAATCCTAGACGGGCTACCATTTTGAGGAGAATATCATGTTTCAGTTTTTGGCATTTATTGGATTTCTTATCAGGTATGAAATCCTAAACCGCATTGGGATTTTCCTATTACTTGGGGGAATTATCCTTATGTTTGTCGGCCTTAGTGGCTGGGCGGTAGTAGCATTAGTAATGTCAATCATCTTCTCGGTGTTGTCCCTCGCCATTTTGATGTCGTATTAAAAATATCTTTGGGTAGGCTTGTGAGACGGTGGACACTGCCAGACTGTAAATCTGGACTCGTATGAGCGCTGGGGGTTCGAATCCCTCCCTACCCACCAAATAATATATGCCGGTAGCTCAGTGGTAGAGCAGGGGCCTCTTAAGCCTCGTGTCGAGAGTTCAATCCTCTCCCGGCATACCAAAATTCAGACAGGAGATGTTTATGTTCGTACCCTTTATTGTCGGTGTTGTTGTAGGTGCCCTAGTCGCTATCGTGATTAGAAGTGTCATGACCATAAACATCTCCTATGTCTGCTAATAAGTCCCGGTATACCCTTACGCTACGAACGTATTGAAAGGTTAACTGGATACATGGAGGTTCAAATCCTCTCCGGGACGCCAATTTAAAGTGAGTATAGTAATGAGGAATGTTAGAACCAAAGTTCCAACTCTTTATGGGTTTCACCAATATGTTAATGGTCGTCGAGATGACGGAATGTATCCATCCATTGAATATGTCCCGTGTATTGATCTAACGATCAAAACATGGATGCGTGATGGGTTGAGACATCGGGATAACGGGCCTGCTATAGAAATGTCTGATGGTCATAAGGAGTGGTGGTTAAACGGAGAGTTCCAACGAAGAGAACGTTCGAAGGCATTTCTTGAATGGACCGCAAAGGATAATTGGAATAAGCGCATTCGAGTGACTCAACATTCTGAAGTATATCTTGCAGAACGTGAATATAATCTCCGTAAATTTCTTATAAACTTGAAACGGAAGGTAAAAATGAAATGGGCCAGTGTATTAGCGTCTGTAAAAATGTAATCGCATCCAATAATAGGCGAGAATGGGTTGATCCTCTTCCTCCAATCAGAGTCTCGTCTTCGAAGGCAGGCAAAGTGATCGAACGTGGCCACACTGTGGGTATCGTCGATAAGGACGGGAACATCGTAGCCACTATCGTATCCTCGACGGACGGCAAGCCTGTTATTAGCTGTGGTGCCAAAGTTGGCATCTTCACTGAATATGACATTGTTCGCTTGAAGTAGTTGACACCTTCGGTTGTTACGGACTGGATGGGTAGTAACAAAGCGCGATTAACTCAGCGGATAGAGTTCCTGCCTTCGAAGCAGGCGGTCAGAGGTTCGAATCCTTTATCGCGCGCCAATTAATATAATGAGGGCTTCATGATTGGATGAAAGAGATTGGATAGATTATGAATATAGATGAAATTGGAACTCGACTGGCCGAAATCGGTGACGAAATTGATAATGAATTTGATGCTGCCAAAACTTCTAAGGATCGTGGTGAACACCTTATCCGTGAACGTGATGAACTGAAGCTAGAACTGGCCAAGTGTCGCTCTGCTGTAGGCACCTTCTGGATACGAGGTGGCTTCAAATTTGAAGATGCATGGGCTGGTTCGACCATAAGCTATGTCCACTTTAACGATACGGCCACCGACAAAGCCGTAACTACCATCTCGCTGCATAAGAACAACCGTGGTTGGGCAATTAGTAAATCTACCGACTATGATCCATGGGTTTTTGAAAATACTGTGATTGGATCAAAGCAATGTACTCGCGAAGAAGCAGAAGCAGACCTTAAGCGCATGCAAGAAATCGCTCAAATATCATTCGGAACTCTGGTGTAGATGGTCTGCACGTCTGTTTGAAGCACAGAAGGTTTAGGTTCAATACCTAAGGGTTCCACCATTTTTAAGGAATAGCTATGAAAGTCAATATCGGAAATTATCCAAGGGTACCATTACCGAGATGGTTCCCATTTTATCATAAATTGGATCGTGCATGGGAATACCTGTTCCCTCGAACTGTTTATGTTCGAATTGATCCTTGGGATACATATAGTCTAGACACAACACTTGCGACTGTCATCCTACCGGCCCTTCAGGCTATGAGACGTGAGGGCTATTCGGCACCAATTGTTTCCAACGAAGATGTTCCGGTCGAACTGCATGCATCAGAATCCATAGCTGCTTCTGATGATGTTGATGATAACTATTTCAAAAGGTTTGAATATGTGCTTGATGAAATGATTTGGGCATTCTCCGCAATCTATGGTGATGGAGTGTCCGACGATCAATATTTCGAATACATTGACGGTGGGTTGAAAGTTGATACTGAAGGTCTTGAGGCTCATAACGACAGAGTTGCTAATGGTCTACGATTGTTCGCAAAATATTATAAATCACTCTGGACCTGAAATAGTCGCAACAGGCTCAAGGATACCGTGTTTATTGGGAGATAAGTTATGAGACACGTATATAGAATATCTATAGGGTTTATCGGAGCGGTTGTAATTTTTAGTGCGATCTTCTTGCTTGGTGGCTTGATCCACACTATTACGACAATTCCATATATCGGTTCGATTTTCTTAATCACCATCGCTTTGGTAGCATCAGTTATTATTGTGGGAGCATTTCTCAGAATCCTTTGGATGGCTGGTGATGATATTATCCGCCACCATGAAGCCCGAAAGGCTCGAAAAAAGATTGAAAAAAATCATATTCAGTAGTTGACAGGGTGATATTCCGTCGCTATACATAGGTCATAGTTTGAAACGGAGATATCACCATGAGCTGGAACGATAACCTTACCGATAACCAGAATGACGTTTTGGATGCAGTGACCACTGCCGTTGAGAAATCTGGAAAGCCAGTCGAACTGTGGACTGTCCAGAATAGTCCGGGTGTGCGACATATGCGCTCGGTACAACTGGTTCTGAAATCTCTGGTCAATAAGGGTGTTCTGGTTAGCCATGAACCCCGCCGAGACGGGCCACTGCCAAACTGGACCCAGAAGTGGTCCGTAGCTCCAACCCAAACATAGAGGAATATATCATGGCGTATGAAAAAACAAAGGCGAAAGCCGCAGAACTCGATCTTACGGCTGATGACATTTATGATATCATTCGTACTTATGCAGATGAGATGGCCGAGGCTGAACCACATGCTACCATCTCAATTAAGGCTGCCGTCGATACGGCATATGGTATTGAATCCACTCTGAATGAGGATTGATCCATGATAATGCTAGCATTTGGCTTAGGAGGTTTTATTGGTGCATTGTTAATGCTGCTGGTTAGCTACCTGAGTTACCGTATGCGTGATAGTGAGCGCAAGTATGCTATCAAGAATTTCCGACTGTATGGAAATTTCCAAGAGTATAAAGAATACCAACAGGTCAGTATTAATAGGCTGTTGGACAAGATGATCAATTGAAAATTTAACTGGTATAAGTATACCGTAACACAAACATTGGAACAGAACATGACTTCCTTCAATACCCTAGCTATCGACGTATATAAAGGTTGGCGACAGCGCCAGCAATACGTATAGCTATATTGCGGGATGGTCTAAATGGTAAGTCAACAGATTTTGATTCTGTACGATGTAGGTTCGAACCCTACTCCCGCATCCATTCTTATGAGTGTGGTGTAATGGTAACATCTCAGCCTCCAAAACTGTAGGATAGGGGTTCGAATCCTCTCACTCGTGCCAATGATCAAATTTATTACATTCCTAACTGAGTCGTTCGATAACCCAATTCCGCTGGAAAGAGATTTCCATCACGAGAACGCAGTGTATGCTCAAGTTAAGGCTGCTTCTGATAGAGGCGCTCCCCGAAAGATCACTGCATTCCAGACCAAGGGCTTTGAGCCTAGCATGAAATTCTATAAGATGGAGTTCCCGGATCATGTTGAATTTCACTTTAATAATGCTAGCGAACAATTCTCTGTAGGTGATTTGAATTTATATACATCTTCGACAGTGATGCGTATTTTCGCAACCATTTTGAAGATGGGTCAGGAGCATCTGGCAGAGTCCGACAAGCGCATTCTGCTATATTGCCAGTCCCCCAAGATGTTCAAACTTCTTTTACGGGGTGCCAGAGCCAAGTTGTTCACCGATAAATATGACATGACCGAAGAAGGTCCATTTACATCCTTTGCCGGATTTAGCATTCAGGGCGGCTTGGTCGTTCGAAATAAGAGTTGACATCCGAACTATGGTGCCCTATGAATTGGGCATCGGAACAAATCGGAGACGGTCATGCCACAATTCATCGAACGTACTGTTGACGTAGAACGCTATGATCCAGAGATTGGTGAATGGGTCCGTGGATGGGTAACCGCCGAGTTTTCAGTTTACATTGACCATGGTGATCTGATGATCGAATCTACGGATGACATTCTGTACGATCCAAAAATCCACAATGTTGATGACTCATATCTCCTTGAAGATGAGCTTGATAATTTGATCGATTCAATTCGGGCCGAAGGTTGCTGGCGGTGACATTTATCATTGTATAAATACCTGTGAAGCTATTTTGCACAGGAACCACTCCCAATGATCACACCCACAGAAAAACTTATGCTGGCTCTTAACGAAGTCTACAATCCCGGAATCGGAACTCTTCTAGAAGCCAATGGGTTTACCCGAAAGGCTGTAATGGAGGGGTGGAAAACTTTCATGGCTAGGATCGAGTCTCTTACAGATGAACAATATCAAGCCATTGAAGCCTTCTATCGTTCCGATGAATTCATGACAGCATCTGTTAAAGTTGGTGAGGCTTTTGATAAGCTTGTAGCTAGCATCAGAGCCAAATCAAGTGGCGATCAGGCCCAACAAACCGAAGGCTTCCATGACGATGACGGGGTATTGAATGTAATTAGAGTAGTCCTCAAGGGCGTATCCACAACATTCTTCTCACTACTAGCAACATTAAACATTGTGCTTAGAGGCGGATATCTTATATTTGCAGCACTGTTCATTACATTCGGTTCACTGTTCGCTATGATTAGTGGTGCAGTGTTGACGCTAGAAGTCATCAATAGTATATTCAATTTAATTCAGAGCGTTTCTGTAATATCTACAGCATCAGTTACTGCATTTATTTTGATCATGATCGAACGGTTGACGACTCAACAGTCTCACGCTCAAAGACGATTTATTGGTCTTATCGATAAGTTTGGTGTTAAGAAGGTTTTCAAGAAGGCAGTCAAAGACGCCGCTGAAAAGAATAACCTTATTCATGATGCACTAGATGACAGATTTGGTACCGGTGGTAGATAATATGTGAATTTCGGTTGACAATGTTATTTCATTAGGGTACCTTGTGAATGAAATAACAAACCGAGGGTTATATTATGAAAACTTATTCAAAAAACGTCAACATGTGCCTTGTGCATAACTTCAATGTCGTTATCAATAACGATCCCGGAAATATGCGGGCGACGTTTGATAGTGCAACCGGTGCTGTTATTGTCGGAGAAGTTTCAACTGACCTTCGTAACAGTGTCCTCCATGACTTGGGGTACTTGAGCGGTACTGACCTCCACAAAACATTCTATAAATCTTGGAATGATATTGTGAGTCGTACTGACTCCGAACTCGTGACGGATCAAATTCTTCATTACATGACTACGTACGGGAACATCCTTCCGGGATATGTATATATTCCTTATGGAAACCTCAACGTTCCCGGCAATGACGGCACTTTGAGTGTTCGGGTTGTTATGGGTGTGACCGAGGATGAAGCTGCCAAGCGTTGTGTTGACATGCTGAATTCTGGCATCGCTCTGGAAGAAGAAATTATCAATGAGATGTTGGAAGTTCTTGCTGCCATTGATGTGAAATATCTGGCAGATGGATTTCGTAATAGGGAAGCCAACGTTATCGTCGCTCGTGACTATGGAATACTTCCTAAGGCACCCGAAGAGTTCATTCGGTATATTCTCCTACACGCCACTGATAGCTCATTGCTGATCAAGGACGGTAGAACTGTTGAAGCCGTTCGCACCTTTGCCCGTGATGATACTAATCGAGGCTGGATTAAACGTCACCTTGAGAAGTACATCAATGTCAACGGTGAAGCTCCATTGGCATCAGTGTTCAATCGGTTCAAGCCTATCTTTGTCGCCATGAAGAACCATGGTACTAAAAAGATCATCAATCGACTGTCCAAGTTGAGCAAGACTGCTCATATCCCAATGGTTCAAAACCCACTTAATTCTGTCACCAATCGAGCTTTGCTTGCCAGTGACATGCATTGGGTTGATAACGCCACTGTGTGGGCTATCATGCGCTCTCTGGACGCACTTCAGATTGAAATGCATATGCCTACTCATTACGCATATCGTATTCGTAATGGTAAAGTGTGGGCAGAGGAAGGTCGAAAGGACCGAGATGAAAATCTTATGACTGAAAATCGAAAGATTTTGGTCGCGGCTCTTCGGAAGCGGATCAATGGTAATGGTCGCAAGGTGTATATTCCTGCCAATATCGATTATGCGCTGCCTACGTCTGAGAAGTCATTCATCGGCAATGTGCCAGCACTTACCAAGTTCAGGGGGAAGTCTTTGAATGTTGGTATCTACTGGACCAATGATATGGGTGCAAACGATCTCGATCTATCGGCTGTTAGTTCTGATGGCAACAAGGTTGGTTGGAATGGTAGATATCATGATAACGATGGTGCTGTTATATATTCTGGTGACATGACCACCGCCCAAAATGGTGCCGTAGAATATCTTCGGTTCTCCAAGGGTTGTTCTGATATGATGGTATATCTGAATGTCTATTCTGGTAAGCCTCAGTCTGATTACCATGTCATTGTTGGGGATAGTCCTGACAAGGTGACTAGGCCCTATATGATGAACCCAAACCATCTGATCTTGAATGCTCTTCGGACCACCAAGAATAACCAATCGGTTCTGGGTGTTGTATCTGAAACGCCTGATGGTGTGGAGTTTACAGTGTCTGAATTTGACCTCAATGCCAGTAGTGTATCACGAGGTGACGCCAATGCATTGAATATGTTGTCGGCCCTACGAGAGCGGAATAAGTATCGTATTAGTCTGTCTAGCATGTTAAGCGTATTGGGTTATGTTGTGACCACTGATGAAAATGGTGCTGATGTGAATTTAGGCATTGACAATCTCTCGAAAGATGCTATAATGGCATTGTTCAAAGACTAAGTAATAAGTCGGTTAACGTGGTTCCTATAAATTTTGTTTGAAAAAAAATACCACCCACCGACATCATAATTCAGGGGCTACGGCAGTTCCTACAACTCGCTCTAAGAAAAATACTGCCCGCTCCGATATTAAATAAAGGAAGAGTTATCCGAGAGATTCTGGGTAGCGGGGCCTGTCTTGAAAACAGTTTGACCGAAAGGTCGTGGGGGTTCGAATCCCCCCTCTTCCGCCATTTAACTATAGGATGATTTGATATGCTGCTAGTGACAAAACAGACCTTTAGTCGTGGTCGAGGATTTCATATCCAAGAACGGTTTGTGACCGAAAGTTCAGAGCTTGCCGAAGATTATAAGAACCGACATGAGAATTTGGATCACATGATCTATGTTGACATCGATGATGTTGACGTCCGAAACAAGGCGATTGTATCATGAGGTTAGTTGCTACCGGCGATGTGTATTTTGGAAATCTTGAAGATTTAGATCACTGTGACGTGTTCTTTCCATCAACATTCATTTTCAGTGATATGCTTGCATACAGCGAGAATGCCGATACTCTCCCCGATGATGTAATCGCTCTTGGTGATGTCGGAATCTATTCGGTTGATAAATAACATTCCCACAATCCTAAAAGTATAAATACCCTGTAGGCACATTTGCTTCCGGGGTATTTCTATGTTCGACTTCAGTAATTTTAATATAGCAGCGGCCCTTAAGATTGTTGCCGGTGTCCTGATTTCGATATCCACTATCGTAAGCGGTTTCTTTGCGTACATTTCCGATGATGCTCCGGCATGGGTACCGTCATCAAGACAATACTCTGATCAACGAGACGATAATCTCAGGGCTGAAGTTTCTAGGCTCGTGGTCAACCAGTATCGAATCGAAGAACTCAGGCAGGAAATTGCCACTCTCACCGTAGCTATAAGTAAGCTAGACGATGACGAACTAATTGCATCAATTCAAATCACGATTGATCGTGATCAAGCAGAACTCGATCAACTAACAAATTAATATAGAGGCTACCATAACATGGCTAAGAAAACAAATATCTCTGAAATTATTGAAAGTCTGAACACCAACATTGCCTTTCTATTGGAAAAGGTCGATCCGGCTAAGACCGAGGAACAGATGGGTAAGAAGCTTGAGGCTAGAATGGCCCAAGACAACTCAGTTCGAGGCGCTACGGTCGCTGACGTCATCCAGAAGGCTATCGATGCCGACCCTACCCCTAATGACAAATATGCACTTTGGATTCTCCGCACATATCTCAAAGGCGGCATCAAGCGTATCGAAGATTTTGGTCAGGTTACCAAGCCTCTTGAGATTTTTGATAAATTCAAGCAGCGTATGGAAATCAAGGATATTAATCAGATCAAGGATATCATTGCCCTTGAGAAGCTGACAGAGCCTCACAATGATGCCAAGTCTAACAAGGCAGCCAAGAAAGATGCTCGACAGGAATTTATCACCAAGGGCGAGGCCAAGGTTGTTCTGGATAACGACAAATATTCTGTTATCATCCCCAAGACCAAGGAAGCTTCCTGTGAGTTCGGTCGCGGCACTCGCTGGTGTACTGCGGCAGAAAATGATAACATGTTTGATCACTATGCCGGTGACGGCGATCTATTCATTATCACCGACAAGAAAGATGTTGATGATAAGGGCAGACAGCGCAAGTGGCAGTTCCACTTTGAGACGAAGCAGTTCATGGATGAAGAAGATAGCGACATCTCACTATATCAATTCTTCACTGATCATAAAGTGTTGCTCAAGGAAGTTAAACCATTTGCATTCTTCTTCGCATTCACTAAAGAAGGTTATCGCCTGAGAATTCCCATCAAAAACTAGGAATTCTTATGTCGCGATTAACATACCTGCAAGGCCTGAAACTTGATCAGTATCTTAAGGATGCTGGCATTCGTAAAGGCGAGTTTTGCAATATTGAATATTTCGATAAGGCAGGATCACCCCATCGAACTGACGGGCCTGCCTATATCCGACACACTGAACTGATGACCGTGCTTTCTTGGAAAGTTCACGGGTTCAATGTTAATCAAGATCAAGATCAGCCTCAATTGCTGGGGTTTGATCCTACCGGGACTCTGAAAACTGTGAGATATAATGTCGATACCGACCATCCCAATGACATTATATTCGATGACCATCTATTAAGACCAGCAGCAGATGATCCTCAACATCTTGAGGTGTACAGAGGGGTTTCGTATATTGAATTTGGTGACTCCACCAGAGGCCGTAAGGCTATTCGACAAGGCGATTATCATAAAGATATTGATGAGTTTGCCGATATGGATTTTGAGGAAGCTTCCCGTGAGTCTAAAAAACTAACTCGCTTCAAGCGCAACACTGTCACCGAAGCTATCAATACCAACAATCCTCACTTCATTCCAAAGGTTCCGATGAAGATCGATCCCGAAGAGTTCAAAAAGAAGTTTGATCTCATCGAAGGATATGATAATTATCACTACGATTATCGTGGAAAGGCGATATGGTATATTCGGCAAGATGAGGGCAACGGATTTCGAGATGCCGGATACGTATTCTTATCACATATCGCCAAAGGCAATGAAGTATCATTTTATCGATATAAACTTACTGGTGAATTGGTGTATTATAACGAGAGTGACACCCCCACGGATGACTATCGTCCTAATGAGTGGTTGTTAGACATACACCCTGATAAAATTATCAGTAAAAACTACTACACTACCGATGAGGATTATTCTCCTAGAAGCTATCCTGATAGTATGTCACAGGCGGCGTATGAGAAGGCCGTAGACGCTGATCGTGCAAAGTTTGGTATGCGTGAGGCCAAGGAGACAAACGGCTCTCCTGAAGCTCCTGTGGCGTTCCTACCGAAAGGGTTTGAGACACGCCCCAACCATATCTACAATCCAGATGATGCAGCCAAAATCTACAAAGATAGTATGGCTCAGATCGACACCGATGCCAAATACGGTGAAAGATACTACAACAGGGATGATGCCCTACACCGATATGATGGCCCTGCTATTATTAGTAGGAACGATCATGTATGGATGATTAATGGCCGTAATGAAAGGCCTGATGCCGGTCCTACATACATATCACTACTGGAAAAATTGGTTGAGTATAGGACCGGTGACATTAGATCGATATCTCAACGTCATGTACATACCATATGTGAATTTCGAAATGGTGATATCGACATATTATTTCTGTCTAATGTCAACAACTCCTCAGTATACCATATGAAGAATGAGAGTAAGTTTTCATATAACGGTGATAGCGAACTTGTCCATTTCAGTCTGATTGAACTCAATGGCGTCCAAGGTGATGAGCATAATATCAATGGTCCTGCCGTTGGTAACTATGACGCTTCCGTCGAAGAGTGGAGCTTTATGTGGTATGTCCATGGGGAATATTGCGGGAACACAAGAGGCTTTGTGGACCCTCCTCAAAAATGGATAGATAAGCGCTCCGGACTGCATGAAGAAACGACTCCTCTCTTGGAAGATGTCCAGAGCATCATGCCAGACTTCAACCCATCGGAATATGATAGTAAATATAATTACGGATATTACAACGAGCAGGGTAGTCCTCATAGAACCGATGGCCCTGCTATTGTCGAACACAATAGATACGGTGAGCCTGTATTTGTTGGATTCTATAAGAATGGGCATCCCGATTGGAAGGAGAATGTTCCGGCCAAGGTGAGTCTTATAACCTCCGGCCTGATGGCCATTGAATATGCAATGTTGGGGGTCAACCACAGAACTGACGGTCCTGCATATATCCATACGCGCCCTCATTATCCTGACAGTATAATTCGTGCCGAATATCATCTCTTTGGGCTTCTACACAACACCAATGGTCCTGCTATTGTGTTCAACAATGCTGATCGGTATGCACTATTCGGTCAGATTATGAACAAATCTGACTGGGAAGCCGCTCGTAATAGTCCCGAAACTAAAGCGAAGGAATCCGAACTAGAAATTACTTGGAAAAAGAATCTTGCCCGCAATAATCTCAGAGAATCTGTGCTTAATGAAGAGATTGAGCTTACGGACGAGTATGCTGAAATTTATAATTACTCCAATCCCAAGGCCGGAGATGTCCTCAAGCTTCCTAGCTACACTGAAAATCATTATGCTCCCGATGGATATCAGACATTCGTATCAACTGTCAGTAATGGCAAGGGTCGTCGGTATGCTTGGCGCACTCGCACTTCAACTCCGGCCACGAGATGGTTTGACAATCCTGATAGAGGAGCCAAGCCTTCTAAATTTGACTTGGATAGAAATGGTCGTTTAGAATCATTCTCATATGCGAACAATGGTCATAGGTCCACATTAGGACCATCAGAGTTTCGGGCAGGTTCTTGGCATTCTGAGGGGGATGATGCTGGTTCATATACATATCTAGGATCAGGTGGACAAGTGCTTGTGTATTGTCCATCGAATCATGATGAGCAGGACGAACATTCTCAGACTCATCGATCTGTTCTGGCTGATGCAATGAATATGTATCTCTATGATTTCCGAGACACGAGAGTTGCCGATCCCGCTGATATCGACGAACTGCATCGCCTTGGATATATTTCTGATAGGCTCAAGGCTGACATGCATAGTCGTGTGGACAATTCCAAACCAGTGATCAAGGAAGACGTTGAGCATAACGAAGATCAAAGCGAATACCGACAATTCGTAACCAGTGTAGCTCCTGATAACGGTATTCATGCCTATGACATCCCGGCCCTAATAGAATACGAGGGTGGTTATGTTGACACAGATACTCACTATTATGATAAGTCCGATAAGCCAATAAAATACGTCATCCATGATAAACGATATCTATCTGTTGGGTATTATAGCACCAGATTTCCACGAGTTCCACGCGATGGTGTTATTATTCGCGATTTTGATAATATCGGATACACAATATTTCGCGACACTGGGACAATTAGTCACCTATACTACTATAAAGATGATGTGGTTGTGGGTCAACAGGGCTACGCCAAGATGTTCCATATGGATTACGACCCTAAGCGAAAGATGTTTGAGTCCTATGTTGAACCTGACACTGATCTAGACTTCACTCGCTTTGATATGTTCATCACTGGAAAGGATAAGGCCGGTTATGTTACCTATGACGCCGAAAAGCTGGTTGTTCAATTTGGGGGCGAACCATATTCAGAATGTATGTTTTATGATAAGACCGACCATGAGATTGGTGAGGTTGATCACTTTGAATTCGCTCGAACAACTGGCCTTCAGGTTCGCTTGGAAAGATTTGGGGAAAACGATCTAGAATTTGTGATGAATAATGGCTCGATCAATCCTGATGTCGGTGGATATGTTTACGTCAATGGTGTGAAATTCTACGACGATGACAAGAAGCTTGAAGACATGACGGCCCTTACCAAGAGCAATCAGATTTCCGAGTCGTACGATCTTGCTCCACCCAATTATGAGCATGAGGATTTTTGGGTAAAGAAATTTGCCAAGTGGGAACTCCGTACAGATGATGATGGCAACACTATCTATGATATCGAGAAAATTAAAAAGACATTCGATATAACATCCCCATCAATCACAGAATATTATAACGCTGACGAAACTCCTGAGGACGGACCATACCTAGCAATTCGTTCGAGCCAAACTAGTATAAAAATAGAATGGGAAGAATATGCTGATGATGGTGAGGATGAATCTCGTTCGATTTTCCGTCATCGGATAGTGACTCAACTAACACCGGCTGGTAAAATCGAATCCATGCATGTCTACCAGTATGGTAATTGGAAGAGACTTGTCACATGGCCGCAAACATTACACTCACGATCTAGACTGCGCCCCAATGAAATACCATGGGAACAACAAACTGAAGATGCTCCTCAGGCCAAAGAGTTTGATTATCTTCCGAAGGGTTTCGAGAAGCGCCCTGATCACATCTTCGATCCTAAGACTGTTCCGGAACTATATGCCAAATATCTGAAAATGTTTCCGTCAGATCAGAAGTATAGGGAACATCACTATAATAAACATGATCAGTATCATAGGACTGATGGACCATCCCTATCGACTCCATATAATTTGGAATATTCTATCGATGGTATTTTGAATAAATACATTCGCTTACGGAATGATACGTCCGACGCAGTTATTAATATGTGGGATCGCGATGACGGCATTTCGGCTACTCTATCAATAAAGACAGACTCCACAATACACATTAAGCCATACCATAGAACGTCACCTAGATCAGTCACTGTGACCAAACAAGGCGGCACTACATATCGTTTCGGGAGAAGCTATAATGGTGCCGATACTGGTCACGATCATCCTCATTATGTCATATACAATGCAGCCGGTGAACTGCTCAAGTTCCGATATTATGTCGATGATAATACGTCTAGGAATAATGGTCCAGCAAGTGGCATTAAATCTCACGGTAGCGATGAGTGGAATTTCGATTGGTATTTGAGTGGCCATTATATGGGGAACACTGTTGGGTTTGCACAACCCCCTCCCCAGAAATGGATTGATGCTGAACAGGCCACAACAATGCCACCATACAAGAACTCAGCTCCCATCAAGGAGTCTGAAGAGAGCCGAT